GAGTGGTGACACTCTTTCACAGATTGCAAAGAAGTACAGCACATCTGTTCGCCAGCTAATGGCTGCTAATCCAGGGATCAAGAATGCCAACCAGATCCGTGTAGGACAGAAGATCAGTCTTCCTAAAGAAGTATCCTCTGGCTCATCTGTTGGCAGAACTAAAAACCCATATCAGGGTCAGTCTTCTAAAGAGATCACATCTGGTAATGTTAAACGCGAGAGCGCAACACAGCGTTTGAAGCGTAAGGCTGTAACAAAGAAACGCAAAGGTCGTGCTGATGCTTAAATACAAACTAGCTGATGGCAGCATCTATGAAGGTGCTGTTGTCACTATGCCTGATGGCAGAATCAAAACAGGTGAAACGCTAACCAGTGAGAGTGTGCGTTGCTTTCCTCTTGAGCCTTCTGATGAGATCGTTCGCGCACGACAGCCGGATGGCAAACTGAAGGCAGATGATAAATCCACACCTTCAAAGAATGAAGCGTGGACAACTAAGAAGAAGAAGTAATGGCTACCCCTGCATGGACACGCGCCGCTGGCAAGAATCCTAAAGGCGGCTTGAATGCTAAAGGACGCGCAGGCACAGGCATGAAGGCACCAGTTAAGTCTGGTGATAACCCACGCCGCGCTAGCTTCTTGCAGCGCATGGGTGCAGCCAAAGGACCCGAGCGTGATGAGAAGGGCAGGCCAACACGCCTGCTTAAATCATTACAAGTCTGGGGTGCTTCTTCTAAAGCAGATGCCATTAAAAAAGGCAAAGCAATCAGCAAACGTAATGAGGCAAAAGCATGACCGTAAAGAAGGGCTTATACGCCAACATCAACGCCCGCAAGAAGGCTGGTACGTCTCGCACTAAAGCAAAGAGTACCATCTCTGACAAAGCTTATTCTAATATGAAGAAGGGCTTCAAAAAGAAATGAGCTTTCTTCATACGCTTAAACTTGAGGAGCGTGAGTTGCTTCGCACTATAGTGAAGAAAGTACACCTTTCTCACCACCCAAAAGATTTCTGCAATGACTACGAAGCCGATAAGGTTATCTCTGTTATCGGGCCAGAGGTTATTGCTCAGATGATTAAGTTCGGTAAGGATCACAAGGTTGACCAACTTTAAGTACAAGCCTGATGGTGACGTACTAAAATCCTTTATGAAGTCTGATGTATTCTTTCGTGGCTTGCGCGGCCCTGTTGGTTCGGGCAAGTCTGTTGGTTGCTGCGTGGAGATCTTTCGCCGCGCACTACAGCAAGAGCATTCACCTGATGGCAATCGCCGTAGCCGCTGGGCTGTTATCCGTAACACCAACCCACAGCTTAAAACCACAACTATTAAGACTTGGCTCGACTGGTTCCCAGAGGAACAGTGGGGCAAGTTTACTTGGTCTGTTCCGTTCACGCATCACATTAAAAAGAACGACATAGACCTTGAAGTAATCTTCCTCGCACTCGACCGTCCAGAAGATGTGAAAAAGTTGCTCTCCCTTGAACTCACTGGCATCTGGGTGAACGAGGCGAGGGAGATACCTAAGTCAATCATTGATGCATGCACCATGCGTGTTGGTCGCTACCCTTCTATGAAGGATGGCGGCTGCACATGGACAGGCGTTATCTGTGATACCAACGCACCGGAGGAAGACCATTGGTGGCCTATCATGTCGGGCGAGGTTCCAGTTCCAGATCACATCTCAAAAGAAGAAGCAAAGATGCTGGTAAGGCCAGACAACTGGCTGTTCTTCACACAACCCGCAGGGATGTTAGAGCGCAAAACAGAAGAAGGCGACATATCCGAATACGTTCCAAACGTGAGCGCAGAGAACAAAAACAATATGCGCAAGGATTATTATCCGAACATTGTACAGGGCAAGACCAAAAGCTGGATCGATGTCTACGTTATGAACAGGCTAGGAAGCATAAAGGATGGTAAGCCTGTCTATCCTATGTTTGCACCTGACATTCATATAGCTAGAGAAGAAATACCAGTAGCTAACGGTATGCCTGTTTATATTGGTATTGACTTTGGACTAACGCCTGCCGCTGTTTTTGGGCAGAAGGTTCGTGGAAGATGGATGCTGCTTCAAGAGATTGTTGCGTTCGATATGGGCATTGTACGTTTTGCTGAAGTGTTGCGGCAAGAAATAGCTACACGTTACGGCGGCTGCGAGATTATCATCTTTGGTGATCCTGCTGGTGACTTCCGCGCACAAACTGATGAGACAACACCATTTCAAATATTGCGAGGGGCTGGCCTGTCTGCTCGCCCTGCGCCATCTAATGATGTAGCCTTGCGTCTGGAATCTGTGTCTGCACCACTCAATAGAATGATCGAAGGGCAGTCTGGCTTGCTGATCGATCAACGCTGCCGGACAATTATCAAAGGCTTTGAGGGTGGGTATCAGTACAAGCGCATGCAAGTATCTGGTGAGCGTTATGCTGACAAGCCAGACAAGAACCACTTCTCTCACATACATGACGCTTTGCAGTATCTAATGCTTGGCTCTGGCGAGGGTAGGCAGATACTCCGCAACAACAGCACAGCCACCAAACCCTTCCAAGCAACAAGAGAGTTTGATGTGTTCACGCGCAAACCAAAGGCAAGACGAGAGGGTCTTTGGTCGCGTATGTAGTTTTGTGCGTTGATCTGCATTAATGCAGTGGGTTAAACAAGTCAGATAGCTATAAGAGGATTTAAATTATGTGTATAGGTGGCGGTTCATCCAAGCCAGCAGTCGATCCAAACGACAAGATCGAAGCTGACAATAAAGCAGCAGCAGAGCAGCAGAAGAAAGAGGATGCGAAAGCAAAATCTCTTGAGAAGCAAGTTGCTCGCAAAAAAGTTGGCGGTGGTGCTGGCAGACGTTCGTTGCTTACAAGCAACAAAGCGGCTCTGGGTTACTATGACGAGACTGTTTAATGGATCAAATTGCAGACCGTATGCTGCAAAAGTATGAACGTGCTAAACAAGCGCGTGTAAACTTTGAGCCTTTATTTGAAGATTGTTATGACTATGCGTTGCCTATGCGCCAGAGTTTCTACAGCGAAACTCCGGGGCAGCGGCGCGATGATAAGATCTTTGATGAAACAGCAGTTGTTGGTGTGCAAGAATTTGCATCTAGGTTGCAGTCAGGTCTAGTACCTAACTTTGCGCGATGGGCTGACTTTATTGCTGGCTCTGAAATCCCAAAGGATCAACAGGATGAGGTTAATAACACTCTTGATGAAGTCACTGAGTACGTCTTTGAAGTCATTCAGAACTCCAACTTTGGTCAAGAGATACATGAATCTTTCATGGATCTGGCAGTGGGAACTGGCATTCTCTTGGTTGAAGAAGGTGATGCAATTAATCCAGTACGGTTTAACGCAATCCCTTTGCCTTCCGTCCATCTGGATACTGGCCCTGATGATAAGATTGACCACGTTTACAGAGAGCGTTCTCTTAAAAACTCAGAGATACCTATTGCGTATCCAAAGGCAATCTTAGGCGAGAAGACTGCGGCTGGTGTTCTATCCCAGCCTGACACTCAAACGAAAATCTTAGAGGTGATTTGCCGTAACTACAGCACACCTAACGAAGAACAGTTTGATTACTATGTGGTCAACGTAGGCGACAAAGAAATCATCTATCAGGAAAACTACAAAGGGTTAGGTTCTAATCCTTTTGTTTGTTTCCGTTGGTCTAAAGCAAGCGGCGAAGTCTACGGACGCGGCCCTCTAATTAACGCCCTTAGTGCAATTAAAACCACTAACCTTACAATTGAGTTGGTGCTAGAGAATGCACAGATGGCTATCTCTGGTGTGTACCAGATGGATGATGATGGCATTATCAACACTGATACAATCAACCTCGTTCCCGGCACCATCATTCCAAAGGCTATGGGTTCGGCTGGCTTGCAGCCTATTCAGAACGCGGGCAACTTTGATGTAGCTAATCTTGTATTGAATGACATGCGCAGCAACATCAAACGTGCGCTTTACAATGATATGTTAGGCGATCCTAACAAAACACCCGCGTCTGCAACCGAGATCGCAGAACGCATGGCTGATCTGTCCAGACGTATTGGATCAGCTTTCGGCAGATTGCAGGCTGAAATGGTTCAGCCAGTGTTGCAACGTGTCGTTTACATTCTAAGAAAGCAAGGCCGTATTGAGTTGCCATCCATCAATGGGCGGGAAGTCAAAGTGCGGTCAGTGTCACCATTGGCACAAGCACAATCCAACCAAGACATCAGCGCAGTCGCACGTTATTTACAGATGGTTGGAGGCACGTTCGGCCCCGAAGTATTAAATGTTCTCATTAACTCTGAGGATGTTGCGCTGTATCTCGCTAAAAAGTTTGGCGTACCAGATAATCTGGTTAGGGATAAAGTAGAACGGCAGGAACTTTTGCAGGCTGCGCAGCAATATCAACAGCAACAGCAACAGCAAGGTCAAGATGCGCAAGCAATCCCTTCACTTGGGGGTGGATAACTTCCCCCGAACTAAAGAAGATGATCAGATCATCTCTCGGAATATCAATTCAGTTTTCAAAACCCCGAACGGTTCAGCCGTTCTAAAGTATTTGCGTTCGATCACCATTGAATCTGTTCAAGGGCCGAATGCAAGTGATGCCGAACTGCGCCATCTTGAGGGGCAGCGGTATCTTGTCGGCCTCATTGAGAGGCGTATTAACCACGGACAAAAGGTAGAGCAACAATGAATGATGCAGATAATGCGGAGTTAGCCGAAGCAGTAGCGGTTGAAGAAGCACCTGTCTCTGAACGCCCTGAGTGGCTACCAGAGAAATTCAACACACCAGAGGATATGGCAGCATCATACTCCTCTTTGGAATCCAAGCTTGGTCAAGGACAAGATGAGATCAGGGCGCAGATAGAGCAAGAGTTAGAAGTCTCTGCTCTTGAGGGTAGACCTGAGACTGCTGGTGATTACGAATTGCCAGAGCAAATCAACGAAGCTGAAGCTGTCGATAATGAAATGCTTGCTTGGTGGGCTGAACATTCTTTTGAGAATGGCTATTCGCAAGAGGAGTTTGCTGATGGTATAGCTAAGTATGCTTCATACATGGATACGCAAGGGCCGAACCTTGAAGCAGAACGTCAGGCGTTGGGAGAGAATGCTGACGCTCGTATTGAAGCTGTCGAT